ATGGAAGAAGAAAAGAATAAAGATGACGGCAGCTTGTCGTTCTTGAATATCCCAAGGGATAAGAACTCAAGGCATTTTAATTGTCCGGAGATCACCCAACAGAAGTTGACGAATCTCACGTTCTGGGTAATTGATTACATGGATGGCGTGTCCACCAAGTTCGGGAAAGACAGGGCGCTTGTCATGATCAAGGAGAATCTAGAGGATAAGGATAGTGATGCCAAGAAATTCTTTACGAACTCCCAAGAGATCAAGTACGTTCTTGGTAAGATAAAGGAGATGGACAAGTTCCCGAGGAAAGTGACGATGCGAGCCTCCGGGAACAGGTATTATCTCGAATGACGGAATGAGGGTCGATCATCCCTAGGTGGTGCTGGTTGGCGGTAATGCGGACAACAGGTCGAATGCAGGCCTCGCTAACGTGAATACGAATAATGCGCCTTCCGATGCGAATCGTAACATCGGTTCGCGCCTATACTTTTAGAGAGGGGAAAAGATATTTAGATAACAAACAGGGATGGTGGCCTCGCCTCTTGGCGAAAAAAGTCTCCCCATATAAAGGGTGTTGGTAGGGAAACCGAAGACTCCCTATGATAAAAAGCAAATTAATGACAATAAAATGAAGAGAATAGGGAATTTATTTGATAAGATAGCGAATATGGACAACTTGATACTTGCGGACATGAAAGCCCGAAGGGGAAAGAAGGATTCATACGGCATAAGGTTGTTTGACAAGGACAAAGAGGGTAATCTAAGCCGTTTGCTAAAGTCTCTGCTGGATGGCACATTCAAGACTTCCAAGTACCGGACTGATACCATCTATGAGCCAAAAGAAAGGATCATCTTCAAGCTCCCTTATTATCCGGACAGGATATTGCATCATGCCATAATGAACGTCATGGAACCTATATGGGTTTCCGTGTTCACGGCTGATACGACATCATGTATCAAGGGAAGAGGAATAACGGAGGCGTATAAGAGGACAAGACGGGTTTTGTCCGATCGTGAATCCGTCTATTGCCTCAAGGTTGATATCCGCAAATTCTATCCGTCAATAGACCATGAGGTGTTGAAAGGCATCGCTCGGAAGAAGATCAAGGACGATCGCTTGCTTATGTTGTTGGATGAGATCATCGATTCCGCTCCCGGCGTTCCGATCGGGAACTATCTTAGCCAATATCTTGCGAATCTTTATCTCGCCTATCTGGATCACGAGATAAAGGAGATTATAGATATAAGGCATTATATCAGATACGCGGATGACATGACTTTTTTCCATCATGATAAGTGTTTCTTGAGAAACGTATTACTTCCGTGGCTTATCGATAGATTGGCCGTGTTGAAGTTGGAGCTGAAAGGGAATTACCAGATATTTAAGATCGCTGAGAGAAGATCGGATAAAAGCGGCCGTGGTATAGATTTCGTGGGGTTCGTTTTCTATAAGGAGCATATACGGATAAGGAAGAGGACAAAACAAAATCTATGCCGTGCGGCGGCTAGATTGAATAAAGTCCCGAATATATCCTTAACGGAATACAAGGCAGGTCTAGCCGGTTGGCTGGGCTGGATATATGATAGCGATAGCAAGCATTTAGCTAAGAAAATTTTAAAACCAGAGTTTTATGAAGCGATCATGGAGCGACACAATGCCGCCTAAAATAGAGCGGGACGGTGACGGTTCCTACCTGTACCGGTGGGACGTTAGAGAGGAGACAAGGGAGATGGGTGACGATATGTCCCCCGTGATCTCCTATAGTTACAACGAGGTCAGGGTATGGCCTACGTTGACGGCCAACAAGATATTGGAGGCCTGTATCAACGCCCTATGGGACAAGGACGTGGAGCAAAAGAAGCTGAACGACTACAACGCCGCCCAGCTAGGCATACTGGACTTGTCATACGTGGAGTCTTATAAGACGTTCCTTAACGAGAGGAAGGCGTTGAAAGACCGTGTGGATAGCGATTTCGCCGAGTGGGAGGCGGCGAGAGAGGAGGAGAGCATAGTGGTTTTATAACTAAATAAAAAAAAGGATCGGAAGAATGGAATTTTTTAAAATGATTTGCAGTATGAGGGAGCTACTGACTGTAGTCGTGTTTGAGATGTTCATCGTTATGGTGGCGATGGGGTGGGATTTCGCCTCGGGTTATTACAAGGCTAAATTGAGGGGCGAGGAGCGTAATTCGTATGGCATGCGTAGGACGGTCAGTAAGTTCATACTTTACGCTGGTAGCGTATGTATAGCGTGCGGGATAGACTCGGTTTGCTACGTGTGTCGGTTCTGGGAATTTATCCATCTGCCTTTCTTGACCAATGTCCCGGTCGTATCCTCGATAGTGACCGTATTTATCTTGATAACGGAGGTTAGGTCTATCTGGGAGAAGGCTGACGCCAAACAAAGGAGGCAGGCGAGTAAGACAGCCGACATGATCGGTAAGGTTGTAACGCAAAAGGTTTTGGAGGACGCTTTGACAAACGCTTTATCCAATGCCATGAATAAAAAGAAGAAAGGAGAGTAAAATATGGGGAAAAATAATTTACCTCGTGGGTATCGGAACAACAACCCGGGAAACATCCGGATCAACGGAGACTTGTTCCAAGGTGAGATACGCCCAAGCAAGGACAAGTCGTTTAAGCAATTTAAATCGATGGCATACGGTTACAGGGCGATCTTCAAGATCCTGTCTAACTATTACCGGAACTATAAGCTGGACACGATCCGCAAGATGATAGGTCGCTGGGCACCGGAAAACGAGAACGATACGGACGCTTACATTAAGGCCGTATCAGATTATGCTGGTATCCCGGCTGATGATCCTATCAACATCAACGATCGTGAGCAGATGATCCGGATCGTGGGCGGGATGAGCAAGGTGGAGAATGGTAGGGAGGCTGATATGTCGGATGTTATAGCTGGATGGAATTTACTTTAACAATAACAAGACCTAATGCTGTAGAGGTAAGCGTAAAATAAAATGGCAACTAAAAACATGACATTTGGAGAAGCTTTAGAGGCTATCAAAAAAGGAGAGTTGGTTTGTCGTGAAGGATGGAATGGGAAAGGCATGTTTATTTTTCAGCGTCCTGAAGATTGTCTGTCTACGGACATGGTCGTGAATAAGGTTAAATCCCTACCTGATGCTGTCAAGAAATGGGTTGCTAGTAAATATGGAGACTCGGAAACGGACAAGATCAAGTTCACGGCTTATTTGTGTATGAAAGCCGCTGATGATACTATCGTAAATGGCTGGTTGGCATCTCAAACGGATATGCTAGCTACGGATTGGATGATCGTTCGATAGATGAAGTCGTGGCATATCATATTAATACTAGTGTGCTTGGTAGCCAGTTTCACGGCTGGCTACCATATCCGGGGGGATGTGGCCGGTGATTCGATATCAAATACAGACACGGTCACTCTTGTCGATACGATACACGACAGCATCCCGTACCCGGTTTATGAGACACTGGTACAAACAATACCTGAGCCGTTTCCTGTTTATATCACGTTGGACGGCGACACGGTAAAGGGACCTGTATATGTCCCGGTGCCGATAACTCAAAAGGAGTACAAGACGGATGATTACCGGCTGTCAATATCCGGCTATAAGCCTAATCTTGACTACATCGAGGTTTATAGAAGGACTGAGTATATAACCAAGACAATGAATCCACGTAGATGGGGAATAGGAGTTATAGCAGGTTATGGGATCGGTAAGAATGGCTTGTCACCCTATGTCGGGATAGGCGGGTTTTATAGAATTTGGTGAGGCTTCCATGGCTCACGCCCGAGAAACCTCTGATAATAGAATGAATGCGTTATATGAATAACAAGGGCTGACGTTTTTTGTTCATGATTAATTTAATATTAGTTTGATGGTGACTTCGTGAGAACGAACCGGAAAGGGAGGATAAAGAAAAAGAATCTTCCCTAAATAATCGGATCGGAAGTTTGATTATTTTTTCATGCCACGCACGACGGGAAGATTCTTATATGTCTTTCTGCCGTGCATTTTTTTGCCCGGCCTAATAGTAAAACAAACCACGAAATAAAAAGTTTATGAATAAGGTGGAAATTTTTTACAAAAAAGTGATAGAGGCAGTCTGCAAGGAGTGCGGAACCGATCCGGTAATGATGTTTAGCAACAATAAGGAGAGGAGCGTTGACGCTAGGGGAGTGGCTATAACCATACTGGCCGATCGCAAGTTGAGCGACAATATCATATCCGATCTGACGGGGATGACGAGGCAAGCCGTGAACCGGATGCGTAATTTGTATCCGGACAGGATAAGGAGGAGTTACTATCTGAGAAGAACGGTGGAGAGCGTCAAAGAGGAGCTATCCGGTACGGTCTGAGGGTGCGTTATGTTGTAAGACATGTGATTTGTCTATGAAAAAATTTTCATATAACAAAATTTTTTGCGACATTTGCGGCGTAAAAGGTGATTTTGTAGCCTCGTCAAGTAACCAGCCTTGGCAGAGGCTTTGTTGTATACGAAAAGTTTCATTATGGAAATATATATGCCACATGCGGTAAATGATATTAGGATAGGAGAAGCCTTCAATCATCTATTCAGGATAATCCTGAAAATGGAGAATTCCGATGATGATGATTTCATATGGAACTTCCAATATACGGCATTTGTGACTCCATTTTTCTTATTGCCTCTTATGCTTTATAGAGATAAGTGCGGTAAGAATGTGGTTTGCAAGAATATATCGGACAGTGTTAAAAGCTATCTGGACTCTATTCATTTTGAAGGAGGTGTAGTAGCTGACAGTGTTAGTGATTTTCATAATTATATGGAATATTTTTCTATGAAAAAATATATTCCTATAATAAAGTTCCCGGGATGTAAAAGCAAGGATAGCATAAAAAACGATATACTATCTGTAGCAGAGAATATAATGATAAGGCAATTAAATATTGAAGGAGAGTTGAGAAAGGCTTTATCTTATATGCTGACTGAGACGATTGACAATATATCTGAACATTCAGAGAGTGAATTTGGTTATATATTTGCTCAGTATTATCCGTCAAAGAGTTATATAGACATTTGCATAGCGGATAATGGTATAAGTATACTGGGTAGTTATGTTAAGTCTGGCAAGGGAGGTATAACTAACGATGTGGAGGCTTTAAAAAGCGCGGGAAAGGGTATATCGACTAAAAATTTACCAGATACCGAGAATCGTGGTTATGGTATAAGTACTTGCAAGAGAATGTTGTCTAAGGGACTTGGAGGAACATATTTTTTGCTGTCTGGGCAAGCGTTTCATCTTATGTCAGAGGAAGAGACATCATATATAGGACTTCCTGATTATATAAAATGGGATGGAACTATAGTGGCATTAAGGATACCATATAAAGAGGAAAGGATGTTTAATTTTTATGAATATTTAGAATGA